TGCCGGATTGTCTCCGCGCGCATAAGGCGAGTATCGGCGAGAATAGAAAGTTATGCAAGAACTTTCAGAAGTCCCGTAAATCATTGATGGCGCTAACGTTTTGGATTTGATGTACAGATATCGGTACAAAACAGGTATCATTCTTAAATGGGAACAAGCCGGGTAGCCCTGATGCTCTACCGCCGCCACACCGCCAAGTGCCACGTTCACGCGGCTGGGCTGTCGCCTCGCGCCAAGCGGAATTACATGGACTGCCAGTGTCCCCTCTGGATGTTCGGTTCGACTGAAACCGGTTACGTCCCCCGACAGAGCACGGCCACTTGCGATTTGGCTATAGCCGAGGCTGAAAGGCAAGCTCTGCTGAGATCTGGACGCGATGAAGTTATCCGTGGGCCGCGCATCGACGACTGTATCGAGCGCTTCATGCTGGCTCGAAAGAGCGAACTGAGCGAGAACACAGCCAAGGGCTACATGTTGCTTTTGGGTCGGCTCGAATCCTATTGTGCTCTTTGCGGCGTGCTGTTCATGCGCGAGCTTACCGTCGACATCCTGGAGGATTTCAAGGTTCACGGCCTGCCGGCCACCGAGGACACCACGAAGCGAACCGCCGTCGCAAGATTGAAGTGCTTCCTCAAGACCGCGTACCGGCGCGAATGGATCACGTCGCCCCTGGCGCTGAAAGTCGAGTCCCACGTTGCCGAACTCGACCAGAAATCTCCCTACACTGACGCCGAGGTCGCACTGATCCTGGACGAAGCCGAGCGAATGAGAGGCGGATGGCACGGATACGCCAGTAAGCCGCATACCTTTCGGCTCCTGCTCGAACTGATGCTCGAAACCGGGATGCGGGTCAGTGATGCGATTCGTTTTGATCCTAGCGTTCTGCATCGTGGCGACTCCGGGTTATGGGTTTACAACTTCGCGCAAAAGAAACGGAAACGCAAACAGAAACCACGGCTGATCGACTGCTATGTATCAGATCGCCTGAAGCTCGAAATCGATTCATGTAAATGGCTGTCTCCCGAACTTCCTTTTTGGAACGAACGCGCGACCGGAACGAACCTCGGCATACAGGTTTGGCAGCGGATGAAATCGATTGGAGAACGGTGCGGAGTTGCGGACTGCCGCCCGCACCGATTGCGCGATACTTTCGCGGTGAGGTCATTATTGCGCGGCCTTTCGCTTGATGATGTGTCGCGCCTTTTGGGACATACGACCGTCCAGATCACGCAACAGTATTACGCGAAGTGGGTTCCGGCGCGGAGCAGCCGCCTGGAGTCTCTGGTTTCCAAGTCGCTCGTGAACGCGAATGGCAACACTCTCGGGAATCGATAGCCGCCGTTTCTTGTTGCCGATTGCGATTACGCCCTCCTCGTTTTTAAGCTGGCGGATGATCGTGGTGCGTGAGTATCCCCACAACTCCACCAGATCTTTGACGCGATAGTGTTTTTCGAGCGCGGTGTTCACGCGACCACCTTCAGCGACTTCAGCCCCTTCAGCGCCTTAATTACGGCGTCTGCCTCTTGTACGGTGAGATCGTCGATAGCCTCAACGCGCCGTCCAACCATGCGGCTCGTCCATGCACTGGACTGCACGTAAGTGAACCCCAAATCGGCAAACAGGTTCACGAGTAGGGCTACCTGCGGATACGTTGCATCGATACTCATATTGACTCTGGTTTCCCCGTTAGCAGCGGAGTCTTGCGGTAGCAGATCACGGGGAACTCAGCGCCACAATCGGCACAGGAGCAAGAGTTTTCGCTACAGGGACCGGTCATCGTTACCGGAATTAACAACCCGTGTTTTACCCCGAGTTCCTGTAACTCCAGGCCGTCCGCTTCGAATCCGAACTCGGGCCAATGCTCAAACGCGGCCTGCGCGAACGCTCGCAACTTTTCCAGATCGCTCATCCAATCGCCTCCAGCGCCCCTGCGTAATTCTCGAACTGAGTCAGCGCGTGCCGGAACAGCAGCCGCACCTTGCCGGTCGGCCCGTTGCGCTGTTTCGCTACGATCCAATCGGCCATGCCGCGAAGTTCCGGCTTGTCCGGTTTGTACATTTCCTCGCGATAGATAAACGTCACCAGGTCCGCGTCCTGCTCGATCCCGCCGGAATCGCGGAGGTCGGACAGTTGGGGCCTGCTGCCCTCGGGCCGCTTCTCCGACGCGCGGCTCAGTTGCGACAGCACCAGGAACGGGACGCGCAACTCACGCGCCATCAGTTTCAGCCCGCGTGATAGTTCGCTAACTTCCTGGGTTCGATTCTCGCGACTCTTACCCTGCATTAACTGGAGGTAATCAACCACTACCAGCGAAATCGGCCCTCGCTCTTGGGATGCCACCAGCTTCTCGTGCATCCGATCAATCCGCGCGGACGGGTTGTCGTCAATGAACAGCGGAAGCTCGCAGGCCGTCGCCACTGCGTTCTGGATGCGCGCGCGTTCGTCGGCGTCGAGATACCCGGCGCGGAACTTCAGCATGTCCACGTGCGCCCAGGAACATAGCAGCCGGGTAAGTAGGGATTCGCGGGACATTTCCAACGAGAAGATGCGGACGCCGTGGCCCTTTTTCGCGACGTTGACGGCGATGTTTAGCGCGAGCGCGGTCTTACCCATGGCCGGACGCGCCGCCAGAATAATTACTTCGCCGGGATGCAGGCCCAGCGTCATCTCGTCGAACACCGTGAACCCGGTTTTCAGGCCGTGCTTAGGTTGAAGGAACGAACCCACCCCGCCGGGGAATATCTCGAATATTTCCTGTGGCGTCAGCAAGCCGCGTGCTTCGATTTCGTCGCGCTGTTTCTGCTCGCGCGCGCGGGATACCAGCGTCAGGAGATCCTCGACCGTCTTACCGGACGCGAGGTATTCGGTAACATCCTTGCCGGTCGGGACGTTCACCACGATCACATCGGCGGAGATCCCTTCCAGCGCGGCCTCGATCTTGGCCGCGTGCGCCCGTCCAGGTTCGTCTTGGTCGGGAAGAATTACGACGCGCTTACCGCGTAGGGCTTCCGAGTACTCAGGGAGCCACGTCTGCGATGCTCCGCCGCTGGAGGTAGTGGCCGTTAAGCCCTCGGCGGTGAGGCATTCAGCATCCTTCTCGCCCTCGACGATGTAAACCTCATCCGCCGCAAGCACGGCTGGCAGGCGATACAACACGCGACGGGGCGCCGGCGCTTCCGCTGTGGCCGCAAGGCTGTACATCCATTCGCCAGGTCGTGTCGGATCGGGCCTCCGTTGCCGGAAGTCCTTCGCTTTTCCATTGCGCCCCGGCTCGATGCGTTGAACCTCGTACAGCAGCGTGCCGTTTTCATCGACGTATGGATATGTCGCAACGACTTTACCCTGCACGGCGGGTGCGGATGCTGGCAAGGACTCGGTTAGCGTTTCCCCCGCGATCGATTCCTTTTTGCGCTCAGCTTTTCCGCTCCCCGCCGACAAGACTGGATCGTTCGCCATGCCGATCAGTTCAGCGACGTGCTGAACGGACTGGCCGAACGTGTAACCCTCGATCTGTTTGATTAATTCGAATACGTCCCCGCCAATGCCGCACTTGAAGCAGTAGAACAACTGCGTTGCGGGCGTAACCGTGAACGCGCCGCCAGGTGCCTTGCCGCTCTTGGCGTGGCCGGGTAGCGGGCATTCGCCGACGAGCTCTCCGGCTTTGCCGCCTTGCCGTAAGCGCACGGAACCGTAGTGCCCGAGCACGGCGACGATGTCGGCGCGCGCCTTGACGCATTCGGCGTTAAGCTGCTGGGTCATACGCCTCCGCGCTAAACAGGAGGCCGTTCTGCTGATGCGCGACTTTGAGATTCGCGCACGCCTGTTCCCAGTACGATTGCTTTAACTCGATCCCCAGGAATCGGCGCTCCATCCCAAGCGCCACATAGCCCTCTGATCCAATGCCCATGAATGGAGAGAGCACTAGGTCCCCGGCATTGGTCCACAGTCTGATCGCGCGACGGATCACGCCAAGCTGGAGTGGGCAGATGTGCCGTTCATCGTCCTGCTCACGAGCGGATTCCCGCTGAAGCGTATCGCTTGGGTTAATGTCCATCCAGACCGGTGAAGCGTAATCCTGCCATTCGCTCACCGGGAACGATTCATGGGTCTTGGTGACTGGGTTGGGGTTGACTCCCGGCTTCCGCATCGTCACGAGGTAATCCGGTATTCCCTGCCGGCTGATCGTTGAATCCTTGCGGAGCTGCTTGTACAGCAGTCCGATTGCCTTGGTGCGCTGCATCGCCGTAACTGGATCTTTCCAGATGCAGACCTCGGAATGAAATATGAATCCAGCCTCCTGAAAGAGCTTTATAAGCTCGCCGCGGAAGTCCCATATCCCAATAAACCCGTCCCGCTCTTTCGATGCGGGCAAGTTCATGCAATGGAAACTGAGATTGCGACCGGGCTTCAAAACGCGAAATAGCTCTGCCGCGCAGAAGCGGAAATGCTCGTAAAATTCCGCATGGCTCCGGCAGTTGCCCATATCGGCCAAGGCGTCTGAGTATGTGTAGAGTGATGCAAACGGCGGGCTAAAAATCGAGTAATCGATGGACCCTTCCGGCTCGCGCTTCAACGATTCCACGCAGTCTCCGAGCACCGCACGCCAGCCTTCTCCCATGGCCTGCTTACCGGCAGATTCCGTCCCGCCCACGCGCACACCCTTGACTTCGGTATGCATCAGATCCTTCATGTGCTCCACGATCCTTTCCGCTATGCGATTCGCGTCTTTCTCTTTGCGCTCGATGTTCTTGACTACGGCGCCCTCGGCCTGCGACGTGATGACGTGAACATTAACTGGCTGTTTCTGCCCGAATCTCCAACATCGCCGGGTGGCCTGGTAGTACTGCTCGAAGGAATCCGAAAGCCCCACGAACGTCATGTTGCGGCAGTGCTGCCAGTTCAGCCCAAGCCCGGCGATGGACGGCTTACTCACGATCACGCGGGCCTGTCCGTTGGCGAATGCCTCTAGCGCTTCCTCTTTCGCCTCCAGCCGCATCGACCCGGTTACTTCGACAGCGTCGACGATCTCGTGCGTTAATGCTTCGCTCTCCGCATTCAGGTCGCACCATGCCACCCATGGTTCCCGGTTGCCATTTGCCAGATTCGCCGCTGTTTCGATACGCTCGCTCATACTGGCCCGCCGCGCCGCACGACGGTCATTCAAGCTCTTGGCTTCGACGGCGAATAAATCGCCGGTTTCAATTTGCGATTCCACCACATGATGCTTGACAGTCATGGGCGGAAGTTCAAATCCGTCGTCTGGATAACCAAGATCGGAGGGTTTGCGAATATAGACGGCCCATGTGGAGATCCACTTCCAGAACTCATCCTCGGCGTGTCGCTTGAGTCTCCATTTCGACGTTTCCCCGCCGTCGTGGACAAAAAACATCGCGAGCATTTCAGCGCGGGTGAGCGAACCGACAAACTCCGACTGCGTTCCCAGTTCCATGAAGTCGTTGGGCGCTGGAGTAGCCGATGCTCCCAACCGATATGGGATGCGCGTTGCAAATTCAGTTATCAGTTTGCGCGTAGATCCGTCGTAAGCCTTGAGGATGCTAGATTCATCGCACACGATCCATCCGAATGCGTCGGGGTCGAACTTCTCGAGACGCTCGTAGTTGGCGACGTTGATTCCAGGCTTAACGTCGGCCTTGGATTTGCAAATCGTTACCCCGATATCGAACTTCTCGCCCTCGCGCTTGGTTTGGGCCGCAACCGCTAGCGGAGTCAGAATCAACCCGCTTTTGTTCGTGCGCTCGTAAACTGCCCGCGCCCATTCGAGTTGCATGAATGTCTTGCCAAGTCCGCAGTCGCACCAGTGATCCGCTCGCCCGACGCGCAAGGCCCAATGGACCAGATCGCGCTGCCAGTCAAACAGTTTGGGGTTAAGCGCAATCCTGCGGGCATCTGAAAAACCGGCAGCTTCGTGCGTGACGCGCTTACCATCCAGAAATTGTTCGTAGTTCATGCCGCACCCCCGACCGTTTTCCACGGTGCGACAAACTCCGCGTTGGGATCGATCCCGTCGCTCGACCGCTTGCCGCTGCTGCCAGCTTGTTTCGCCGCCACGCTCGGGGCTGGATTCGCCAGCCACGCCTTGCCGCTGATCCACGCACTGAACTTGCGCCACTCCGCGCTGAACCGGCCCTGCCCTTCGCTCCACACTTCCGAATCCAGCCACTTCCGCATCCCGCCATGGATCGCGTTGGCGTCGGCCTCGGTGATCTCGCCTTTCCAGAACAGCCGCAGAAAGTCCCGCAATGCCGCGTCGGGGTCCGTGCAGTTGGGGTGCAAATCTCGGCACCGCTCGAACGCGGCAAACAGCGCGGGCGGTAACGGCGGTTCGGAAGTTGACCCAGCCAGGGGCGGTATGAGTTGCGGCTTCGCGTGCGCGTTCGGAAGAATCTGTTCTGTCTCTGCTCTGCTCTGTATCTGTTCTGAGGGCGTGTCAGGTAACACTACTTTTTCGCGTAACCGTGTCGCGTTTTGGTGATACAGTGTCGCGTAATCTGCGTCTTTCCTGATCGAGTAACCGGCCTCTTCCGGGGTTCTCCCGGCCTTCCCGCTATTGCATTTCTTGCACGCGGTAGCTAGGTTTAGCGGGTCGTCGTCACCGCCGCGAACGATTGGGACTACGTGATCCACGCATAGCGTTTCCCCGGAACCGCAGTAAACACATCGATAATCGTCGCGCTCAAATACCGCGTCCTTGTGTTTCAAGTAGTTGTATGCGCTCGTCCCGGAAGATTTCAGCCGATCCCTGTAACGCTTTATCCTTTCCGCAGCAGATCCCTGCTTGAATTGGTGCTCATTCCAGTCGTGCGGGGCGAGTCCATCGTCGGTTTCATCCAGAAATCCGGCGGCTTTGAGATCGGCAATCGTGCTCCTGGTTTCCTTCTCGGTTAGCCGGAACCTCCATGCAATCGCAGCCACGTCAGGTAACAGCCCGTCGCCTTCGTTCGCGAGGCACCAAATATTGAGGAGTCGCGCTCTGAGGCTCTCAGATAGGTTCTGGAATTTGGGATTATTGAGCAGGTTGGAATGGACGCGGAACCACTGCATTTATGCGGCCTCCAGGATGTTGATAACCGCGCCAGGTGAGGACATCGCCTTGGGGTCACCCACGTACCGCTTGACAGCCATCAACGTCACCACGCGCGCGTCGTCCTCATACGCTCCTATTTCTGTGAGTGCGTCACCGGTTGACCGGATGAGCTTATCCAGGTCCGGCTTACGATCCGGCCTCGTCCTGGACTTAGGAGCACTGGGCGGGCGGGGAAGGGTGAAATCGACGACCAGTGCAACGGGGCCGCTGATCGCCTGCCGGTCGCGTCGGCCAAGGTAGGCCCACTTAACCGCTTCCCTCCAGGGGCGAACAGCCTTGGATGATTCGATCATCACGCCGTTACCGACGTGACGCTTGGACCCTTGCGGAGCCGGAATGCCGTACACCGTAAATTGAAACGATGTAACGCGCGAGGCTGGTTTCGGATCTAATTGCTGGACGGGCAATGTAGTTTGAATCCTTCTTGTCTGTCTAAAGGGCGTGAGCGGCTGATCCCCACTCGCGCCCGTCTTGTCTTTCGGTTAATTCGGAACCCCGAAGGATGCCCAACTAGCCGCCCGCCTCAGGCGGAAAAGTGCGGGTCGCAATGGCAGTAGCGACCCGCGTAGGTGTTACATCTGGAGGAAAACCCTAAAACGGTATATCGTCGTCGCCGATGTTGCCAGCGGCTACCGGTTGCGCTTGCCGTGCAGCCGGTTTAATCGCTGCCGGAGCGCCGCCCTTCATCGCGCGACCAAACATATTGTCCAGCTTCCGCATCTCGGCAGAACCGAGTTGCTCGACTTGCTGACCACCGCCCAGCGGCCTGGAGATTTGCCACTTCTCGTACTCGCCTTCGTGCTTGCAGTACAGCGGGATCGACTGACCGACAAAGCTGTGATGCTTGGGATTCAGGGGGTGCAGGTCGTTGAAGCTGTCGTTCCACCCAAACCCCAGCGCCTTCAGATCCTCGGCGAGATACTCGACCGTCGCCTCGGTGATGTACCGGGTTACGGTGCGCTCGTAGCTCTTGTCTACCGGCTGGCCGTCCTCAGTGGCTTCGACTTTCACCCTGAGGAAAAAGAACGGCGTCCTTTTCTCTTTCGATTCGCCGAAACCTTGCTCGATCACTGTTCCGGCGTATGCGCCTTCCGCGTAAAACTGTGCCATGTTACTGCTGTGCCTCCTGTGGAATTTCGCGTGCTGCCTTCACCGCTGCCGAAAAGTTCAACCAGCCATCCGTGGCTGAGTCGCCCATGTCGATCTCGGGCGGCAGACCGAGACGATTCTTGGCGTCGTATGCCGCATCGCGTTCCGTATAGATGACGCGCTGCTTCCCGCCTAGGCCCTTGCCCTTCTTGCTGGTATCGACGATCTCCTTCATGTTCTGGCCGGTAACTGTGACGCTGAAGTTTCCGAACAGAACCACGTCGGCCCACTTGTGCGAAAGACCCCACGTCTTGTCGTTCATGTCGGGCTGGTAACGGTCGTAGTCCGCGCCGGTGGGATTCTTGAACGGCTTTACCTTCGTGTGGATCAGGAAGAAAACCATCATCTTCCGCGCCGAGCGCAGATCGTCGCACTTGTTCAGAAATACCCGCCAGTCAGCCAGTGCGATTTCTGGCCCTTTGCCGTAGGCTAGGAACGATTCCCACGATCCGCCGTTATCGCGTTCACATACGTGCTCGTGACACAGCCGCTCCGCACCATTCAGCGTGTCGATTACGACCGTCTTAAAATCGTGGTCACTTGTTCGCAACACATCTATTGCAGCCAGCAGGGAGTTCCAATCCTGGGACTCGGGGAAGTGCGGCGTATCCTTGAGCCGCCGCGCGTTAATGAGCGTCTCCAGTCCGGTTTCACCCTTGGTTTGAATGAAGATCGGTTTCGGAGCATGAGCCCCGAGCGATGTCTTTCCGAATCCCTCTACCGCGTGCAGCGCGTAGCGATTCGGGAGATCATTTCCTTTGCTTACGATGTCAGCGATTGACAGCGCAGGCCGTACCGACCCCGGTGGCCGGTTGACTTGTGTAGCTGTTGCCATTTTGTGTCCTTTCGGTTGTGGGTGATTCGGCGGGCTTCCACCATGCCTCTTGTGCGACATGCCAGAGATTCCCAAAAAAAAGCGACTCCGCTTCCTCTTCGTCTAGGCGCTCGATGCCGAGCTCGTATTCGTAGTAATGTTTCCGCTTGCAGATCAGCGATTGAATGCGGCTGTTCGTCAGAATGTCGCGCCCATCGCTGCCTTGGATCACCGGCAGTTCGTTGTGAACGAATTGCTTGCGCTGCCACTTGTCCGAATCGTCCGCGTCGTAGCCGGAACAGATCCCCAGGAACTTACAGGGGCGGTTGAACAACATGCACGCCTTGGACTGACGCGGCCAGAGCTTCTCGCGCCTCGCGTGCAATAAGTCCTGGCTCCAGCCCCATAGTTCCTTGGCGTACTCCAGCAGTTCCGCATCCGTCCGTGGAATCATGCGGCGCTGGAAGTACCACTCGGGCCGGTCGTTCGTGCAATCGTCGGCCAGTCGTATCTCGTACATCCCGAGCGTTTCGCGTTCCGTGGCCTGAAGTTGCTGGATCGTCTCGGGCGATAATTCCACGCCGTAATACTTGCCGGTCATCGTGATCTTTTCGAGACTCTCGCCGTCCTTGGATTTGCGTGGGACGCTTTTAGGTGAGATCCCCGGCTTGCGAACTACGTCCCACATGGCGGCGTCGATCTTGCGACCGTTCAGCCATTCGAGAAGCAGGTAGTGGTTCAACTGACCCTCGACAGTCAACTGCCGCCAGTAAGGTGCGTCGGGCGCAATGTCCTCGCCGCATGTCTTATGGTCGATGAAGATTTGCGTCGGGCCATCCGAGGCGCGAACGTCCACCTTGCCGGAGACGATGAACGAACGAGATTTGCGATCCGTCTCCGGGTTCCATAGGTCGGAGGAGATTACCTCCTCGACGCCTAGCACATCGAAATGCACGTTTTTCCAGCGTGCGTGATAGCCGATCATCAGCGCCCTGGCCTTCGCCTTAATCAGCGGCGTGCGTTCGTCGGTATTGCCAGCCGTGGCCGCGTCCAGCGCGTCGAGTGCGGATTGAAGGCGCTCGATCATGCGGCCTTCTTTTCTGCCGACGTGACCGCTACAAATTCATGGCGCTCATTCAGTTGATACGGCGTGTTTGGCTCAAGCTCGCCGTCCCCATCCTCGTCCTTGATTTGCGCGATGCGCGTCTTGTAGCGCTTCCCGTTCCAATAAGTCAGGCAGATTACGCCCCCGTAGCCTGCGGTTGCGGTGCCCCTGTAGCCTGCGGTTGCGGTGCCCCCGTAGCCTGCGGTTGCGGTGCCCCCGTAGCCTGCGGTTGCGGTGCCCCCGTAGCCTGCGGTTGCGGTGCCCCCGTCGCCTGCGGTTGCGGTGCCCCTGACGCCTGCGGTTGCGGTGCCCCTGTTGCCTGCGGTTGCGGTGCCCCTGACGCCTGCGGTTGCGGTGCCCCCGTAGCCTGCG